GATGAATCCATGACTCTAATGAATTCACTAGTTGAGAAACATCAGGTATATATGTCTATAGCAGACTTAACTGATGTTGATTCAGCTGAAGTTCGTCGTATGACGCATGGAATTGGCCACTATGATGTGGTAATTTTTAATGCTCATGTGTATGAAGTTGGTGAATATGTTCGATTTTGGCGCTGGAATAACCGTAAAACATTGTTAGGTTATCAAGTGTGTCATGTCGAATCAGTCGATATCGTAAGAGATATCGGATTCGCTAGAATCATTAACAAAGACAAATTCCGCTCGATTTTGATGTCGAAAGGGATTAGATCGCCATGTAATATGATGGCATCAATGGTTGATAGATTTCGATCTATCGACCCTTATCTTTGTGATGAAACTAATTGGAGGGAGATAACAGATGAACAATCATGTTTGTGTTTCCTTCCATCAGCCCCAGCGCTCGCAATTGGTCGTGTATCCGTAGAAGGTTTAAAAACTAAGTTTATAAGAACGAAAACTACGGTTGTATCTCAATTAACTGAATTTGTAAAAATTTCACAGTTAAATATGAGTGTCGAACTAGCACGAAAAGGCGATTGTGGGGGTCTGATATTATCCTATAGGGATCGATATCAATCGAAAATTATAGGATTCCATTGTGGTGGAACAGCAGCAAATTGGTATGCATCTATTCTCCGAAAGGAAGATGTGCGTCTATTTATTCAACATGGAGCGGAAGATGACTCTTTTCGTAAATTCATTGTTGAAGGAACACCGACTGATTTGCCATTTGGACCACAATGTACTTTCTTAGGAAAGTATAAGTACAAAACTAAGCCAGCTGGTGATAAATCGCTGGCTCATTGGAAATATAGTCCGTTTTTTGAACAGTTCGAAGAACAACTACAACCAGGACCATTAGATGGAAATGACTCGAGAATAAAAATCGAGGTTCCAAGAAATGGTACAGGTGAGAAAAGCTTACTATTAATTCCAAATAGTGTGATGTGCTCTGAGCTTCCAGAAATGGATCTACGAGTTTTAGAAACTTGTGTCGAACATCTAACTTTTGAAATGGCGAATAAAATTGGCCATATCAAGAAAACTCCTTCTGAATTGGGAGCGTTACTCGAGTTAGCCTTAAATGGTGACCGAGAAAATGCTTTCTGTACTGGAATGGAACTTGATAAAGCTAGTGGAATCCCATGGAATGAACTTCCTGGATGTTCGAAGAAGAAGCACTTTCTTCAAAATGACCTTGGATACATATCGTTTTTAAGCGATATAAACGGTGAGCGATTGAGAAATAGAGTGGTACAGAAATTAACTCTAGCCAATCGTGGTGAGAGAATTGTATCTCTGAGTAATTCAAAACTTAAAGATGCAGTTATTAAACTTTCCGCGATTGAAAACGCTAAAACGCGTGTTTTTCATTGTATACCAGTTGAAAAAGTCATTTGTGACTCAGCAATGTTTAGCAATTTCAAGGAGGCTTATTCACAAGCTTTCCTTAAGCTAAATCATGCTATAGGGGTAAACCCACATTCTATGCAATGGCGTGCGATCTATGAACGTTTAAATCGCCATCCAAACGTATTTGACATGGATTTTTCCAACTATGATAAACATCTTCATAAGGAATTAATGCATGGTGCGTTTAGGATTATAAGATCCGTCATTCAGAAAAGAGCTCCGGACGAATGGGACACTGCTCGATCTATACTCGAACTCGAATCCATCAAAACGTATGTG